TCGATCCTGATGAAATTATTAAGTCTGAAGAGGTGATTCGAGCTGAACAACAAGCTCTCCAAAATCAAGCTCTCGCCCAAGCAAGCGCAGGCGGTCCTATGGCTGAGGCATCAGGACCAATGGCAAGAGGTGAGCAACCTATTCCAATATAGATTGGAAGATGCGTGTACACGGCTTGAGCAAGCAGATGAAACAAATTTTAGATTCGAGCAGGGGCGCGTAAGTGAATTACGTTTCCTGCTAGAACTGGAAGAGACGGCGAAAACCGTCTTGGACAAGCAGCGGACCCAAGGTCGGATATCTGCTGTTGACTAACGAAAATCCGAAAAGGACTCGTACAAAAAAATGGGAAGAAATGACCCGGAGCGTTTAGAAGCCGAAGCTAAAGAAATGATGGCGCAGATGATGAATCCAGAACCTGAACCCGAGGCATCGGATACTCAGGAACTCGAGGAAGAGCCTGCCCAAGAAGCCCCCTTTGAACCAGAGGACACGGCTGAATTAGTAGCAGAAGCGGTTCCAGAAGAAGAGTCAGAAAGCGGCGAAGTAGACTCTGAAGCTGATCAGCGAATAGCAAAAGCTGAAAAGGCGATGAAAGGCGCTCAGGCGAAAATGACCAAGGCGACTCAAGAAGCTGCCGATCTGAGGAAACAAGTAAGTTCCCTGATCGAGTCGGTGACTGAGTTAAAAGGTCAACTTGCAGATAGCAAGCGAGACAATGAGAAGTTGCAGCAAGTGCGTGAGGATTATCCTGACGTAGCTGGACCTTTACTTGATGAGCTTGATTCTGTGAGGGCGAGGTTAGACGAACAGGCTGCGTTGGCTGATCAACAGCAGCAGGCACTATCGCAAGAGAACGAGAGGAAGGCAGCGGATGCTCATTTTTCTCGAATTGCTGAAGCGCACCCCGATTATGCGGAGGTGACGCAAACGTCCGATTGGGCGTTGTGGCTTGATGAACAAGGACCAGATGTCCATATGTGGGTCGAGCAAGGCAGCTCTAACGATGTGATTGCTGTATTGAATGAGTTCAAGGCAAGCATGGGAGTCCAGCTTCCAACGCCGCAAGAGAAAGCTTTAGCGCGAGCAAAGGAGGCTGCACAGCCAAAAATGCCCAAAGCGCGAAAAGCTAATGTAGCTGGCGAAAAGAAAACTTGGACTGTGCAAGAAATTATGGACATGCCTCTTGATCAATTTGAGAAGCATCAAAATGAAATAATGAAAGCACAAGCGGAGGGCTCTATTCGCCGTTAATTTTTTACTCTTGTGAGGAAAGGTAAATGGCTTTTTCATTTTTCAGTACGGGCACTACGTCCGAGGTGAACTTCATCCCAGAGGTGTTTTCAAAACTCCTCCAGGCAAAGTTCTACAAAGCATCTGTTCTTCCTGCCGTATCAAACACGGATTACGAAGGCGAGATCAGCGGTCAAGGCGATAAGGTTACGATTCGTACCGTACCCGCCGTAACGATCAACGACTATGCGGGATCAATTACGACTCAAGAGCTAACGACGGCAAAGGTCGAGCTTTTAATCGATAAAGCGAAATACTATAGCTTTAAAATTGATGACGTATTGGCGGCACAGGCTGACATCAACATGCTAGAAGCTGCGTCAGCAGACGCTGCGGAAGGCATGCGAGTTGCTGTTGAGACTGATGTGTTTGCTAACGTATCTGCGGGTGCAACTACGGTTGAATCCAGCACTACTACGATCACCGCATCTAACATCCTTGACAGGATTCTGCTTGCAGCAAAAACGCTTGATGAAGCGAACATTCCAGAGGAAGGGCGATTCTTCATCATGTCTCCAGAGTTTGTTTCTCTGCTCAAGCAATCAGAGTTACGGCAGGCATATTTAACCGGCGATTCTGTTTCTCCTTTGAGGAATGGGCAGGTTGGCGTTGTGGATCGTTTTACGATTTATCAATCCAACATGCTGTTGGTCGATAGCTCTGGCTCTACCAGTGGTGCAACCAACTGTCTGGCAGGTCATCCGAAAGCTATTTCTTTCGCGTCTCAGTTTACCAATACGGAAACGGTACGCATGGAAAGCACGTTCGGCGATCAGGTCAGAGGTCTGAAGGTATACGGTCAAAAGGTCGTAGTGCCTGATGCCCTGTACACCACTAAGTGGACCTAATAACCCTTTGGGGGGTTGGAGGGGACTGCGTTTGCAGCCCCTCCCTTTTTGAGGTTTTAGATGGACGCAGCAACGACTAAAGACGAATTGTACGAACGCGCTTTAAGCGAGTTTGATACCAAACTGGATAGGCGGCTGAAGCTGTCCGATCTTGAGGATCAAATACAGCGGCTTGAAAAGCAGCGGGACAATCCGACTCCCAAGCCCAAGAGGCGAAGACCTAAAACAGTAAGAAACGTCATTACTGGCAACATATTTAGCTACATGGATGTGTTTGCGGGTAATCCTGATCTCGAGGTGATCGAGTGGGAGGAAGAGGATGCCAACGGCTAAAGTAGTCGATGTGATCGATAGAGCTACGATCATTCTGCAAGATGCGACTAGCGTTCGCTTTCCTCTTGTTGAGTTGCTCAAGTTTTTTAATGACGCGCAAAAAGAGGTGGTTTTGCACAGACCGGATGCAAGCATGGTCAACGCGACTTTTGCCTGCGCTACCGGCAGCAAGCAATCACTACCATCAGCCGCGTTACGGCTTGTAGATGTTGTCAGGAATACCAGCGGCAGATCGATCACTCAGGTTGATCGTAAGATACTGGATGAAACCCTGCCAAACTGGCATGAGACTGCTGCAAGCAGTGAGGGCATACAGCATTTCATTTATGACCCTGCTGACCCGAAAAATTTTTACATCTTTCCCAAGGGTGCCAGCGGCACTCACAGCTTAGAGATTGTTTACAGTTCAGTTCCTTCTGATATTGCGATCAGCAATTTTGCGACTGATACGCAAGTCATTGGCATCGATGATATCTATGCGAACTGTCTGCTGGATTACATTCTGTACCGGGCATACCAAAAAGACAGTGAATACGCAGGTAACGCTCAGAGAGCGGCTATGCACTATCAATCCTTCTCAAATGCTCTGGGGATCAAGACGCAGGCTGACGCGGCTACAGCGCCAACGCCTAAAACACCTGACATGAATGTAGGTCGCATGTAATGAAGTTCAGCGACTTCAATATGTTTATCAGACCCGAAGTTCAGGGGTGCCCCGACTTTTTGATTGAGCGATCTGTTCGAGACAGCGCAATCGATTTCTGCTCGAGAACGGATGTTTACATGGTCGAGCCCGAAAGCTTGATCATTATTGCCGGGGTGAATGAGTACGCGGTCACGTTGCCTACGGGCACTGAGCTGAATCACATCATTGATATCTACAACGACAAGAAACCATTGAAACCTGTGAGCTACACAGAGCTGGAAATGCGTTTAGGCGATGAGACAGAACGCGGTACTCCCCACTACTACTCTCAGCGAGACAATACCGACATTTATCTAGCGCCGATCCCAGACTCCGCAGAAACTTTCAAGGTTGTTTACAGCCTCAAGCCCACGGCTACTAGTACATCGATACCCGACACTATTGGGCGTGAGAATAGAGAAGCGATCACTCATGGCGCTTTGTACCGCTTGCAAATGATGAGTGGTCAACCGTTCAGTAATGTCGGTGCAGCTCAAATGAATAATCAGCTTTTCGAGAAGTCTGTCGGCAGAGCGGCGAGACAGGTCAAGTATGGTTTTGCTGGCGGAACGCTCACTTGCAAACCAAGGCTGTTCATCTGATGGCATATCTCACAACGATTGATTTAGTTCAAAACGACCAGCTCCCGGAAATTTCTGTTGATCTGAAAGACAGTAATACCGCTGCTTCAGGACAGACTCTTGATCCAGATGATGCGACCACATTTGCTCCGATCAATCTTACCGGCGGCAGTGTTCGTATGCGTGTTCGTACTGTGGGTAGCACTTCTCTGATCGATACCCTGGTGGGAACCATCACAGACGCAGCGAATGGTAAATGCACTTTTGTGTTCACCAGTAGCACTTTAGCTAACACGGGAGTACTCGAGGGTGAGATCGAAATAACAGATTCTGCATCTCGCACTCAAACAGTAGTGGACCTGATCAAGTTCAAGGTCCGAGCCCAATTCGGATAAACTCTAGTGGCAATTTTCGCCAGTATCACTTCCCGGAAACTGGCTGTTGAGGTAAGTCATAGGCAGATACACGCCAACGCATCCTTACCTAAATCCACCGTATCGGTCGCTTTTCAAGAACCCTCTACCGAAGTTACTTTTCAGAATCTGTTTTCACAGGTTGGGTATCGATTAGTCGTTCCGCAGATCAATTTTCAGCAGTTGTTTCTTGATAGCGTCAAGTTAAATCCTGAACGCACGATCTTTTCTTTCCTTGATACTTACTCGTTAAATGATTCGCCTGTGTTGAATCCGAATCTTGGACCGACTGACTCTGTAGCGATGACAGATGCAGCGCCAGTGTTTGGTCATGTAGTGGATCGATCAGACGCTTTCAGCTTGGCGCAATCAATATCTCTCGCACCGGATAAAAGCTTATCTGACAGTCAGTCGATAGCTGACGCATCGCCAAGTTTTATTTTTGCAAAGTCGCTTACAGATAGCTCTCTCATTTCTGAAAGCATTGATTTGCTGGTGACATTCCTCAGAGACTTCTCTGATCAGTACATAGTTTCTGATGCGCCAAGTTTGAGCGTTTCATCGACCCAGACGGACAGTTCAGTTATTCAGGAAGCTGCTGCTTTGACAGCGGCTAAACCGTTCACTGATGCGACATCAATAACGGATGCAAATCAGGTTTCTTTGCGTCCTTTGCTGGGAAAATCAGACACTTACACCTTGTCCGATTCACCCTCAACTCTCTTCTCAAAGGCACTGGATGAGTCTATAATTTTTGCAGATTCGGAGATTTTGTCTTTCAACAAAGCACCATCCGACTCTCTAAGCGTCAGCGAATCCGTTGCGCTTCTTACAGGGACAAGTCTAGTAGATAACGTAAGCATGGGCGAAAGCCTAGTCCCTTCGCATTTTTCAGCGAGTGCTGTTCTTGGTCAGGGGTTAGTGGGTCTCATGTTACTCAATGCAGACTAATTGGAGCCCCAAATGATCTCTGACAATTTAGCGATGAAAGGTCGCGTGGACATTGTACTTACTGACGCTGACGGAAATGTTAAATACACCGATAGCGTGAAGAATCTCGTAGTCACCACTGGCAAGACCTTTGTTGCTAGTCGAATGGCTGGCACATCGAGTGCTGTTATGTCTCACATGGCGATTGGCACAGGAAGTGGCGCAGCCAGCGCCTCTGACACCACATTAGGAGCTGAATCAGCTCGCGTAAATCTGACCTCAACAACGCCGAACAATAACGATGTTGTTTATGTAGCGACGTTCCCAGCAAACACTCCATCGAGCGCAGCGGCAATCACAGAGGCTGGACTGTTCAATGCTTCTCTCGCGGGTAGCATGCTGTGTCGGACTGTATTTGCCACTGTGAACAAGAATACTGCGGATGCGCTAACGATCACTTGGACGGTTTCAGCTTCCTAATAAAATCGGGTCAGAGATCGTATGGGAATTAAATTTTCAAATCTGGCGAGTACCACTTTAAGTAGCGGCATCAGTAATACTGCGACTACGATTACCGTAGCCGATGGATCACTGTTCCCTACACTAGGTTCTGGTGATTTTTTCTTTGCCACATTAGATTCGCCTCCAGACAGCGTTGAGATCGTTAAAGTGACAGCTCGCAGCGGTAACACCCTGACCGTTGTACGGGCCCAAGACGGAACCGCAGCTAGTACCCATCCAGCAGGCGAGATCATTGCTCTGAGAGTGACTGCCGGGGCTCTCAACACTATCGTTGATGAAATAACAGTACAGATCAACGCGGTGATTGACTCTGCACCTGGGGCGCTAAACACTTTGAATGAGTTAGCATCAGCGCTAGGCGATGACGCGAACTTCAGTACGACGGTTACAAACTCTCTCGCTGCAAAATTGCCTCTTGCCGGTGGCACGATGTCTGGTGCCCTCAACATGGGTTCTCAGAACATCACAAATGCCGGAACCATAGGCTCTGGTGCTATAACGTCTATCGGCGGTGCTGCTGGAAGATATGTAGCTTTCGATGCAATTAACACCATAAATGCCGCTGGGACAGAAGTGGCGATTGGGTTGGGTGTCGTAAGTTCAGGAAACACCGCTTGTGACGTACACCTTGTTGCCGACAGGGTCGGGGCTAATGCAGGCTCGGACTTTTACATAGAACAATCAGATGCTTCTGGGAACGCACAAGAAACATTTAGGATCACAGAGCTAGGCAACTCCACCTTTGC